CGACTACTCAAGTTGAAAAAATCAAAACACTTGCAGAGAGTGTTGAATTTTCCACAGAGGAAGAATACAAAGAAAAACTTGAGACAATCCGTGAGAATTACTTCCCGTCTGGCGTAAAGAAGGCCGATGAAGAACAACTGCACGAACAAGTAGAAGAAGCTGAAGAAAAGAAAGAGTCGATTTCAGATCCTTTCGTTGCTGCAGTTTCTCAAGCGATTTCCAAAACTAAGAAATAATAATAACTAAGGAGACTTAAATGTATCTGTCTGAATCTCTACAGAAAAAATGGCAAGGCGTTCTGGACCATCCAGACCTCGCCCCCATTCAAGACCCGTATCGTAAAGCCGTTACGGCCGTTATCCTTGAGAACCAAGCTCAAGAGATGACAAAAGCCGCTGGTGTGCTGAATGAAACATCGCCTGCTAACTTTGCCGACACCGGCGGTTTTGGCGGCAGTGCTGCTTCACCCCAAGCTGGTTTTGACCCCATTCTCATTTCGTTGGTTCGCCGTTCGTTGCCGAATCTGATTGCGTATGATGTCTGCGGCGTTCAGCCGATGACAGGTCCTACCGGTCTGATTTTTGCAATGCGCTCGAAGTACAGCACGATGGGTGGCACCGAGGCCTTCTACAATGAGGCTAACACAGGCTTCTCTGGTCTTGGCACTGCTCAAACAGCTTTGGCCGTTGGCGGTACGCCTCCGACAGCCGTCTTTACTGGTAACGCTGCTCCTGTTGCTGCGATGGCCACAGGCCGTGCTGAAGCTCTGGGTGATGGCACTGCTGCTAACACCTTCCAAGAAATGGCCTTCTCTATTGAGAAAGTTACCGTTACTGCGAAAACCCGTGCTCTAAAGGCCGAGTATTCGATGGAACTTGCTCAAGACCTGAAAGCTGTTCATGGTCTGGACGCTGAAACCGAACTCAGCAACATCCTTTCTTCGGAAATTCTTGCTGAAATCAACCGTGAAGTTGTTCGTACAATCTATCAAACCGCTAAAGTCGGTGCTGCTGTTGGTACTACAACTGCTGGTAAATTTGACCTCGACACCGATTCAAATGGTCGTTGGATGGTTGAAAAAGTTAAAGGTCTTGCCTTCCAAATCGAGCGTGAAGCGAATACTATCGCCAAGACAACTCGTAGAGGCAAGGGTAATGTTATGATTTGCTCGAGCGATGTTGCTTCTGCTCTTGCAATGGCTGGCATCCTTGACTACAACTCGGCTCTGCAATCGAATGTTAACCTGACGGTTGACGATACTGGCAATACTTTTGCTGGTACTCTGTTCGGTCGCATCAAAGTCTACATTGACCCGTATGCTCCCACGAGCTCGACCAATGAGTTCTTTGTTTTGGGCTACAAAGGTTCGAACGCTTATGACTCAGGTCTGTTCTATTGCCCGTATGTTCCTCTGCAAATGGTTCGTGCGGTTGATACAGGCACCTTCCAACCGAAGATTGGCTTCAAGACCCGTTACGGTCTCGTTTCCAACCCGTTCGCCGATGGCGCAACTGGTTCGTTGGCCGGCGCTCTGACAGCCCAGAGCAATGAGTACTATCGTGCCGTTCAAGTTGCTAACTTGATGTAATCGTGTACTTAAAGTCTCAATTATAACAATAATAAATGAGAGACTTTTTAAAGACCCGCTTCGGCGGGTCTTTTTTTTGTTTATAAATAATGTTATGAGTGAAATCATTTTAATGTCTGATTTGCTCGACATTAAGGCAAGAAAAGAGCAAGAATTGGACTTTTATACCCAACAACTCAAAGAGTTGCAGGTTAAGATGGTTTTTATTCAACAAGAAATTAAATTGACCAATAAAATAATTGATATGATTGAAAGAGAAACAGTTATTGATATTGGTTTAAGAATTAAAGATACTACATGACGGCAGTAACTAGAAATCCTACGAACCCAAATTTTCTACATCCCAATAAGTTTATATTGGAGTTTAGTCGAGCACCAAACATACAGTACTTTTGCCAATCTGTAAGTGTGCCTGGTATTTCTATGTCTGAAGTACCTCAAAATACTCCGTTTGTGGATGTATATGTGCCTGGTGAAAAGGCCATTTATGATTTGTTAAATGTGACTTTTGTTATTGATGAAGAAATGAAAAGTTGGATTGAGATACATGATTGGATTCGTGCTATGACCTTTCCAGAAAACTTTGAAGAATATCAAAAACTAGACCGCCTAAGCAGAATTGCTGGCGTAAACAATCCAAAGCCACAATACTCTGAGGCCTCGGTAACTATTTTGTCATCGTCAAATACCCCATATTATAGATTTAAATACCACGCAGTATTTCCTACCACATTGTCTACCATGATTTTAAATGCCAGCGATGGTCCAGATTCTGTTGTTACCGCAGATGCCACGTTTAGGTATAGTTACTTTGATATTGAAAAATTATTTTAAAACCACTTGACAGGTCGGTTTAAATAGTGTAACCTTCTATCTGGAGGTTTTTTAATTTATGAAACAACTTGAAGATTTGCTTGAAGAATGGCGTAAAGATTCTGAAATCGATAGAACTGAGCCAGGCAAAGCATTACTAGACATTCCCAAACTTCACAGTAAGTACCTGAATATCCTCTCGCAACATAGGTTGTATGCGAAGCAGGCTCAATTCAAGTATAACAAAATGAAGAAACTAAAATGGGAATATTATACTGGCAAACTAGATGAGGATGACCTTGAGAAATATGGTTGGGAACCATTCCCTTATGTGTTGAAATCCGACATATCTACATACTTGGATGGTGATGAAGATTTGAACAAGTGTTTAGCATCGAAAGCCATGCATGATGAAATTGTTGATATTTGTACCGCTGTATTGAAAGAACTAAACAGTAGAACCTTTCAACTTAGAGACTTTATATCCTGGGAGCGGTTTATCCAAGGTGTTTGATGGATATTATTTTACATAAAAAAAATGAAGCGTTTATTCAGTTTGAGTGTGATAGAGGCCTAGCGCAAGAACTCAGCGATTACTTTACTTTTTTTGTTCCAAATTATCAATTCACTCCTGCCTACAAAAATAGAATGTGGGACGGCAAAATACGCCTGGCCGATTTGCGTAATTTTACCATTTATCATGGTTTGGTGCCATACATTAAAAAGTTTTGTGAAGAAAGAAAATACTCACTAGATATTGATAGTGAAATAACTATCACAGAAAATTTTTCATTAACAGAAGCTCAGGCATTTATTGATACATTGAATTTGCCTCATGTGCCTAGAGATTATCAAATTAAATCTTTTGTGAATTCTGTAAGAAACAAAAGACAATTACTACTATCACCAACAGCATCAGGTAAGTCTCTTATCATTTATTTGATTGTTCGTTGGCTACAAGAAGCGGATTATAAAAAAGGTTTGTTAATTGTTCCCACAACTTCTCTTGTTGAACAGATGTATTCTGATTTTGCTTCTTATAACTATGATTCAGAAGAATACTGTCATCGTCAATACTCAGGTAAAGAAAAACACACAAACAAGTTTCTTACTATCACCACATGGCAATCAATTTATAAAAATTCAGGCGAATATTTTGAACAATTTGATTTTGTTTTGGGTGATGAAGCTCACCAATTTAAAGCTAAGTCACTTACAACCATATTATCTGGTTGCATAAACGCTAAATATAGGATAGGAACAACAGGTACTTTAGATGGTACACAGACACATAGACTGGTGTTAGAAGGGTTGTTTGGTCCTGTTTATAAAGCAACAACCACATCAGAGTTGATTGAAAAAGGCCAACTGGCAGATTTTAATATTAAATGTCTATTACTAAAGTATCCGGACGATGTTTGTAAACTCGCAAGAGGTTGGGATTACAATACAGAAATAGAATACATCGTAAAGAATCAAGCTAGAAATGAGTTCATTAAAAATCTGGCTATGTCGTTAAAAGGCAATACACTTATTCTATTTCAATTTGTAGAAAAACATGGCAAAGACTTACACACACTCATCAAAGAACACGCCGGTAAAAGACACGTTTTCTTTGTCTTTGGAGGAACAGATGTTGAAGTTAGGGAGTCGGTTCGTGCAATTACTGAAAAAGAACAAGACGCAATTATTGTGGCATCTTATGGCACTTTTAGTACTGGCGTTAACATTCGAAACTTACACAATATCGTCTTTGCCTCTCCTTCTAAATCTAGGATTCGGAATTTGCAGTCCATCGGTAGGGGTTTACGGATAGGTGATAACAAAGAGAAAGCTACATTATTTGATATTGCAGATGACTTTCGTATAGGCAAATTTGTTAATTATACCTTGAAACACTTTATTGAAAGAGTTAAAATTTACGATGAAGAAAAATTTAACTATAAATTCTATAACATAGAGATAAAAGATGGAAAATAACATAAAGATTGTTAGGTTAGAAAGTGGTGAAGATATTATAGCAAATTATTTTGAAGATGAGGAAACCGGTGCAGTCTTATTAAATTCACCAATGCATATAATCTTTAAAAGAATGCCTACTGGTAGAACAGTAATGATGATGCTACCTTGGTTACCACTAGAATTAAT